ATTTTTGTATATCTTTATTAATATCTTCTTCGCATTTTTCTGGTGTTTTAGAAATTTGTATAACTGTATCTAGAGGACTAACTATTGCCGGTATACGTTCTATTTCATTGAATGATAAAAAATCAAAAACTGTATCCATAATTTTAGTTGTTATATTTGTATCCGAGATATTAACAGCAAACATTATAATTATCAAATGATATTTTTTTCTAAAAAAATTATTTAACACGGAGATGGAGGTGGAACAGTATTATTATTTGTATTTTTATTAAGATTCATTTTTAACAATTGTTGTCGAATTATTTCTAGATTTTTATCATATATAAGTGTGTCATTTTGTTGTATATATAACTCTCTTTCTGTATTGATTGGATTTTTAATTCCAATGGTTTGATAATTTTCATTATTATAGAAATATGGTAAATGTTTCTGACAATATGTATCTTTTCCAACAACAAAACAATTACATGTTTCATAAGCACATTTCTTAAATAGTTGTTTTGTTTTACAAAATATATGTTGGTTAAACGGATGTTCTTTGGTGTATAAAATACATTTATAATCATCACAAATAATATTATCCATTTTTAACTATCAATTAAATATCTGTGCTAAATATTTAATTTTTCATTTTTTTTTCAATATAAAAATATATTTGTTATTATAAATATTATGTCATCTGAGAAGACGCGCCCAAGAAAATCTAAAAAAATTCCAGATGAATGTGAAATATGTTGTAATGAATATAATCAAAGCACCCGTAAAAAAGTAGATTGCCAACATTGTCATTATACAGCTTGTTCCGGATGTCTTCGACATTTTATGCTTTCTAGTTATCAAGAACCACATTGTATGAAATGTAAAACTGCTTGGTCACGTGAATTTTGGATGGAAGCATTTCCTAAAGTCTTTGTTCATGATGAATTTAAAAAACATCGTGAAAATATTCTTTTGGAACGTGAAAAAAGTTTACTACCATTATCTCAACCAGATGCAGAAAGAATTAGTGAAATGGACAGAATAAGAAAAATTAATCAAAAACTCCATGATGAATGTAATATTGTTAGAATACAACTTTATCAATTCCAAAATAATGATTTAACTGATGAGGAAATTTATAATCAAAAGAAACCATTAGCAATGAAAATTGCTGAATTAGATTTTGAAGTGAATCATAATAATAATCTTATTGCAAGATTGGCTAATAGACATTCTAAATCAACTGAACGTAATCATATTTTTGTTCGTGCTTGTCCTAGTGATGGTTGTAAGGGTATGCTTTCGACACAATGGAAATGTGGTCTATGCGGTATTTTCGTCTGTAATCAATGCCATGAAATTATTGGTGATCGTAAAGATGCCCCCCATACATGTAAACCTGAAAATGTCGAAACTGCTAAACTTCTTAATAAAGATACTAAACCATGTCCTCAATGTGCTAGTCTTATTTTTAGAATATCAGGGTGCACAAGCATGTTCTGTACGAACTGCAAGCATTCATTTGATTGGATTACTGGAAGAACAATTGATTATGCTCATGCACATAATCCGCATCTGTTCGAATTTTTGGCGACTCGTAATCATGCACCAATAAATAATAATGAACCTTGTGGTGGTCTTCCCAACCAATACGAATTACAAACTAAATGCCGTCAATTTAGAATTCCAGTTAATATTGAAGTACTATTATGTCAACGACTTCTTTCAGCAATTCGTCATAATAATGATATAGTGATGCGACGTTATAGAATTGATAATGATGTTAATGATAATAACGATATTCGAGTTCAGTTTTTACTTAATCAAATAGATGAAGAAAAATTCAAACGTTTGATTCATTGTAGAGACAAAAGTAATGCTAAAAAATTAGACATTTATCGTATTATGGAATTATTTGATACTGTATCAAGAGATTTATTAATCCGTTTAAAAAATGCTACTTCGTTTGAAGACATTATGAATATTCATACAGAAGTTAAAAATTTAGTTCAATATGCCAATAAACAAAACGATATTATCGGAAAACGCTATAAGAATATAATTCCAATGATTGATATTGAAACATTTAGATGGATGTAAAAAATTGATTTTTTTATTATATTAATAATAATAAAATATTAACCAATATCAAAAAATGTGGAAAAAACTAATAAATAAAATAAAATCATATCAACCACTAGAAGCTCCTGAATGTTTAACATATCCATTACTTTACACAACACAAGGAAGTAAAACTGTGAGAATAGATTGTAAAATGGATGATTCGGAAATACTTAATAATATTCTTCGTCAATTGTATTTCAATGATGTGAAAATTATTCCACATGACCGACTGCCAGAAGCTGTATCACTATACGTTAAATGTCCGGATAAAGAATCAAAAATAGATATGTTTACTATCATTCATATCTATAGTCAGCAAAATGTTTATATGAACGATTTCAAAACTAATTTTTCTTTGCGAAGTGGAATCATCAGAAGAAAAAAACTCCAAACTGAAAAAAATTGATTTTTTAATATTTTATTTATATCTAAAATATTAAAGTATCTTAAATGTTGTTATTACAAATCACTCTTATGCTATACTTTTCCATAACCTGTTTGATGATGGCAATTCATCCAATTATTGGAGCTGCGACATCAGTATTTTTCTTAATTTTTGTCAATATTATTATTTTCAATGAAACAAAACATTTGCACAATAATCATCAAATACCTACACAGTTTTCTATTGCGTAGAATATTCATATTCATAAAATAAATTTTCTTTACGATGTTCATAGCAATAAAGCGTATTATCAACTTCATTATCAACCCTTTTCCGACATTCTGATTTTTTCCAATGACATTTATGTTTTGCACATAAATGAATTTTTTCAATTTTAATATTTTCATCATTTTCTTTTTCTTCAATATTAATTTTATTAAGACAGTCTGATAAATTTTTTATCGTTATATCATCATCATCATATTTATGAAAAATATAATTATCACACCTTTCACCTTGTTTATTTTCAAAATCACATCTTATTGTATGTTTAAAACACCATGGAGTTTTATCATTTCTCATACAGTTTTTACAATTAGTTAAATGACATGTATGTTCTCCGCAATAGTTTGTTTTGGTAAAAAATACTGAATTCTTTACGAAAGATGTTGATGCTGTCATATCATTATCATCTAAATTTTTAAGTTGATGAATTATATTTTCACATTTATGATTATTATTATCAATGTAATCACAAAAAACTATAGAATTAAAATGTAAATTACACAAATGATATTCCCTATTATTAACTCGTAAATTACAACAGGGAAATTTGCATTTATGTTTCTCACAAAATCTTGAACCATTTTTATAATTATAAAAATAGATACTGTTTTGACATTGATTATCATTTGAATCTTTTTGTATACATCTACATTGTTTTCCATGTTCTTGACAATACCATTTACTTTTACAATTAGTTATTTTACTACATTGTTCTATCTTATTAAACATAAATGAACAACGATGATTAATACAACATTCGAATGATCCGAAATATTTCTCGGGACATTGAATTCCGAGAGTATTGAAAAAATTACATTGTCTCCACATTTCATCACCAAATAACATGTCATCAAATGGCGTTTCAATATTATCATATGGAGTTTCCATTATATTATTAAGTTACTTATTTTAGTATAGAATAAAATAAATACACAATATTATAAATTTTTCATTTTTTTCTTATCTAATGTATTGAGGTTTTTATCTTCGATATAATGGTCTTCTGCGAATGTTTCGGTAATGTCTTGATGGTGCGACATAACTACCTCTCCACCAAGGATACCAACTATTATAAACTGGTGCAACAACTGGTACATTATCTCTTTTCTCTTGAGTTTTATTGTATTGTGAAAAAATAAACGCTCCTGCCATTAGACTTAGTATTACTAATATAGCAACTATAACAGAATCCATTATGTATATAGTTAGAATATATTTTAGTTGGTTCATTTCACAAATTAAAAATTATTTCATAAATTATAAGATGTCGGACGATTATTATACAATTTTAGGAGTTGATAAAAATGCTGATATTACAGAAATTAAAAAAGCATATCGTAAATTAGCATTAATGTGGCATCCTGATAAAAATAACTCACCTGAAGCTGTTGATAAATTCAAAAAAATAAGCGAAGCATATGATACACTTTCTGATTCTGATAAAAGAAAAAATTATGATACATTTGGAAAACAAAATATGCCACATCATATGCCTTTCGATCCATTTGAAATTTTCAGACGTTCTTTTGGTGAGCAATTTCAAATGCCTAATATGTTTCAACAGCATTTTAATATGCAACAAAATAATAATATTGAATTAGTTGAAAATTTAACTTTGAAGGAAGTTTTTACAGGAAAAAAAGTTTCATATTCATTCAATCGAAATTCTCCTTGTCAATCATGTAATGGTTCTGGTTCAGATGATGGTGTTGAACGAAAATGTCCCACATGTCATGGACAAAAACAAATTCATCAACGAATCCAACAGGGACCATTCCAAATGATACAAGTTATTCAATGTAATACTTGTCATGGTTCGGGTTTTCAAAATGGCATACATTCATGCAAGAATTGTAAAGGCTCTAAAATATTTTCAGAACCCATTAATTTTAATTTTTCAATCCCACGTGGTTGTATTGATGGAAATGCAATAACAATTGATAATATTGGTCATATTGATATGCAAACTAAAAACCGTGACAAAGTTATCATTAAAATTAATGTTTTAACGCATGAGAAGTTTCTCCGCAATGTTACCATTGATAATAAATTACGTGTCGATGGTTACAATTTACTTATGCCAATGGAAATTTCTATTGCTGATTCTCTTTGTGGTTTTACTACATCATTTACACACATTGATGATAGAAATATTTCTTTCACGGTTTCGGATGTTGTTCAAAATAATAGTATCTATGTTATCAATAATGAGGGATTACCAAATAGAGAAAATGGTAAAGGTAAATTAATTGTAATGTTCAAGATAAATTATTCTGAAAATATTTCAAATGATAATAAAAAAATAATTTATGAAGCATTAACAGGAAAACAATATATTCAAAAAGAAACTTCCAGTAATATTACAAAAAATCTTGAATCATAAAAATAATAACTCAATTTATATTATTATGTGTTTTATATTCTGTCCACAAATTATAAATCAACAATCATCATTATATCATGATATATTTGAATCATATGAAAATGAAATATATGATTTACAAAAAAAATCTCTAACTATCTTTAAAAATATTGAAACAAATATTAATAAACTAGAAAATGTAAATCAAAAGAATTCTAATTTTTCTGATAATTTAAATAATGAATTATCAATAAATATTGAAGATGCAAAAAAACAAATTGATACTCTTAAAATAATAAAAAAATATTTACTTAATGAAACTTTGTTTTTCTCTAAAAAAATTAAAATACTAGAAAAAATTCTTAATCATAGTAACAAAAATATTGATAAAATTTTACTTAATCTAACTAAATTATAATTTGTTATCTATTATTTTTTTTGTACTCATTGATTTCTTTTCTAATTTGAATAATGTCATTAAATACTTTATTCCATTCTATTTCATTTGCTTCTTGAAACTCCTTTGAACTACCATTATCTTCTTTCATTTGATTCTCTAAAAATTGGATTCTTGCTTTAACATTTTCCATTTCTTCGATGAGTTGTATATGTTTTGGTTTATTATTGTTTTCCATATTAAATTATTTATACTATAACTTAATTAATAATAAAGAAATTTAATTTTTCAATTTTTTTTATAGATATAACATTGATTCCTTGACAACTCTGTCCATTTCTTTCTTCTCTTCTTTGAGAAGAATATCAATATGATCTCTTGTTAATGTAAGTGGTAATTTAAATCCCTTAATGTTAAAACTAATTGCGATTGGTGGTTCGCCATTATCCGAATCATCCATCTCTGAATAAATTGTTCTCAATAGATTTATTTTCTTAAATATTTCCATAACACTTCTTTCTATTTCTCTGACACCATCTTCTTTGGTTGTCTTTTGAATAATATGTTTAATTACTTCTGGTGTAAATGTAATATCACCACTATTAAATTGGAAGGACTTCATACATTTCGGTACAATGTAATCAGACATTATTTGAATCTTTTCTTTCTCAGAATATCCTGAAACATGAATGAATGTCATTCTGTTTCTTAAAATTGGATCTACACTTTCAACATCATTGAGTGAAAATATATACCATAATTTTGATAGGTCGATTGGAATATCCGCAATGTATTCATCGTTAAAATGATCATTCTGTGTAAAATCAGTAATGTGTAATAGTAAATGACTGACACCCTTTACTCCGTTTCTTTCTTCTAACTTATCAAATTCATCGAAAAATAGAATGCCATTCTTACATTCCATTTGCTGTAATGATGATACTATTTGTCCTGGTCTGCTTCCTTCATATGTATAACTGTGACCTAGGAAAAACGATGCATCATGCTTACCTCCAAGTGAAATTTGACTAAATGGTAGTGATAGTGCTTTACATAATGCCATCACTAGTGCTGTTTTTCCTGTTCCAGGTGGTCCTACTAGTGCAATTGTGTTCTTGAATGATTCTGGATTTCTCAATTTATTATTTAAAATCATTAAAAGTTCCTCCTTGGCTTCCTTCATTCCGAATAAGTTTTCATTTAGTGTTGTTTCAATATGTTTTAGATATTTTCCAATTGAAATATCATCAGGTTTAATTGGACACATTGTATTGTATGGAATTCTAATTGCATTTTCAATCCATTCCTTTAGTTTAGCATAAGTATCTGTTCCTGTTGGCATTGATGATAATTGTTTGTATTTATTGTAAATAATTTTTTTATACGGGAGTTCAAGATTGGTTAATAATACTCTCTTCTCTAATGATAAAATATCTTCTTTACAATTTTCTAGTTGTTTCTTTGTTTCTTCAAATTGTTCTCTTTCCTTTAAATCAGAACGACTGTAATTTCTAATTAAATTCTTTAAATCATCTCTTGCATGGACGAGGTCTTCAATGTTTTGTGTTGTAGCATATGATAAATACTTCTCAACTAAACTGGCTTTTTCATCATCAGTGACATTTTCTAAATCATGTAGATCGTCTAGTGTTACCATTCTCTTAATTAGAATTTCTCTAATTTTCATAAATTTATCATCCTTAGCATATTTCTTTCCCGCAACATCGAAAACTTTCTTAATTAACAGTTCTAAAATATTATCACTTCCGTCTTCTTCTTCCTCCTCTTCTTCATCATCGGAAGAACTTTCAATGTCTTCGGAAACATCTTCATCAGCAACCACAAAATCATCATCTTCTGATTCCTCAGATTCTTCTGGTATTGGTTGTCTCATGGGATTTCTTCTTAATCTCTTAAACCGACATCTCTTTTCCTTTGGCTTTTCACTAGGAAGTTCTTCATCAGATGATTCAGATATTTCCACTTCTTTTGTCGCATCGGTAATTACAGTTCTAAATAATGATCTGAGTTCCTTCACTATTTTTGATTTCTTTGGTGGCTTTTCTTCATCTGAAGATTTTGATACAACTGGATGAGTTGTTCTCTTCTTTGGTGTTTCATTAGGTTCTTCATATGCTGGTATGTCAATTACAATTGTAGTTTCATTATTGTCTGTCATATTATCTTGATACTCGTTAATAATATTTATTTCTTTATGTTGAAAATATTTTATAATTTCGTACATTGTTTCACAATCTATTCTATTATATTCAATAATTTTTTGTATTACCGGTGATTCTTCTATCTTTTGATATTGTTTATTCGTATATTCTCTCCATCCTAAAAACATAGCTGATGCTCCATCAGACATATCATTGCCCCAAATTACATTTATCATTCCATGTTTATACATCGCTTTTGCTACTGTTTTCAAACTGAAGTTATATGCTCCACGAACTAATATTGGTTCATCTGTCATAATTCGGCAAAAATCTACTAGATTTGGCATTCTCCAAATATTACCGTGACGCGCAATAGCGTGTGATAATACTGTTCTCTCGTGTTGCCCCCAATGATATATTACATTTCGTTCTTGCTTTGAACATGTGTCGATAATATTAAAGAATTGATTGATAATATTTCTTTCTTCACTTAATGTTAATTCTTTAACTATTAAATTGATATATTCAAACTTATTATCTTTCATATATTTTAATCCAATCATGAAAATGTAATCACCATTTAAATTGAGAATTTGTGCCATATTTTCTTGTATGGTTTCAAAATCAACGTAAAATGATATTTGGTTACTGTCTTGCCAATTGGAATAATTATTTATAATCTTTTCAGGATGTACTAATGCGGTGCTATCTCTATTTAATGTAACAATCGCATCGATAACTTTCTGTTTCTTTCCTGGTTTTAATCCAACTACTTCCGATGAAAAATTTTTATCATTCCAACTCTTCACACCATTATCAAATGCTATTTCACGTTCTTTAGTACCACAATTCCATAGTTGTGTTATTTCATGATATTTATCGGCTAGTTGTCCTTTAATATGATGAAATTTTCCATCCATTGAATTATTCATGTTTGGATAAAGTTCTGTGCAACTTGGTGGATCGTGATCAAAATTATCTTGTGTTTGTAATGAACGATACCATATAACAGCATCACTTGCTTTTTCGCTATATTCTTTATCAAATTCAACAAAATCAATCTTTCCCAATCTATCAAATGGATTACTACTTTTTGTAACTATTTTATTTCCTTTTCTTGTTCTTTCACAAGACCAACCATTTCCTAAAATATATGCTACAGGAGGTTTATATCCCTGCATACTTCCAAGTGCTTCATTATAAATTGTCAATTGTGTTTTGAATGGTTTAACATTTAAATTATTTCTCAATGTTTGTAAATTAACATTAAAATGTAATTTCGTCCATTTAATATCTACAACACGATAATGATATTTACTATTGAATGTTGGTGATGGTATTATACTTTCTTCTTCGTCAATACAACTATGATTAATTATTTTATTTAAAAAATCACTTCTAATTAATAAATCTACAGCACCAAATGTTTTATTATCACCATCTGTCACAATATTATTTGGATTATAGACAATCGCTTGATGAATAATTGGTATTCCTTTATTCATCGCATCAATTGTTTCTCTGTATTTCTCAAAATATACTGCCTCATATGGTTCGCATATTTTTATAAAATCTTTTGAATATTTATTTTCCAATTGTTCTATTATTTTTTTTTCGAATTGAATTCCACATCTTAAAATGTAATCAGTGAATGATGATGCATTTAATGGATTTTCATCTCTTTTATTTTCATAATTAGTTGTTGTTCTTTGTTTCTTTTGCGGTCTATCATTAATATCATAAACATTAAATATTTCAAAATAATCTAAACATTTATCGTCTAGTGCCGAATTCCTCGTTTTACTGGCTGCTATCCAGTCCAACGGAAGTCTATCATTTGTGTCAAAATCGCCATATATATTCCTTTTCCTATTCTTTGATATTTCGTTATTAGACATTATTGTATAGAATTAATAGTTAAATAAATAAGGCATTTTTATATATTTGAATTTTTTATTCATTTTTTTGATAAATAAACGGTTATTTCACCATATGGATTTTCATCATTATTATTAATCCGATGATACTAGAATAGGTTTCTGGAGTCATTTTTTCACGTAAAACCATTATTTGCTCCAATACTTTTTCATCCACATCGCATCTAATTGATGTTAAAATTTTGACGTTATTAATTAAAATTATTTCATTATAATATTCCATTAAAATTCTATCATATACTCGTGGAGTCATCGGACATTTTATTCGATACAAATACTCAAATACTGGCTGATTGTAAAGTGCGTTATAAAATGTTGTTGATGTCACTGGAAATCTTTTTTGATGCAATAATTCAATAATATCAGCTGTTGCGTATGCTGCTACAATATCGCAAATATTATTTGGCAGTGTATATTGTTTTTCAACTAAAAATTTAATATATGCTGATTTCTTAATTAAATTATCAATTACTTGTGTTGAAAATTTAGTTCGAATTTGGTTAAAAAATTCTAAAATTTTTAAATTTACATTATTCATTTCACTGTAAACATCAATAAGAAATTCAGCATCAAATCTTAACATGTATAAAATTTTTATAAAATCTAAACATTTTTCACTATTTGAATTAAATCTAATAATATTTTGTGCTGCAGGTTTATCGATCGAAAATCCCATGTTATAAAATAATAGTAAAACATTTGGATTGAAAATACACATTTCAACTGTTGGAATAATGCCAATACAAAATAGAAATTGAAAACATTGAAATTTCTCCTCATGAATTGCTATCAGCATATGAAGATAATGTAACTCCAAATTTTGTTGATGTAAAAATTTCAAACAGGAAATATTATCATCTCTGATAGCACCAATGATTGATTTTTCTGTATTCGAATTGAACATATCTATTTTTTTGTGATAGATAATTGATACTTTATTAAATAATTTATCATAATTAAATTTTTCTTTCAATGATGTTTTGACTAGTACTTTGAGAATATTATATTTTTTATTTATTTCATTAAATTTTTTACATGTTAATGAAATTGATTGTAAATTTTCTTTTTCTTCACAACAAAATGTGAATATCTTAGTCAAACAGTAATCGTCTAATTGTGTAATATTCATTTTATCTTTGGTATAAACAAATTTAATTATATTTTATATTTTTCATTTTTTATGTTCGATTGAACCATCCTGATAGAATGAATAACTTAATTATTCCAACTATCATGAAAATGACTCCAACAGAACACAATAGTATTTGTAAAAGGTATAAATTTAGATTTCCAACTATTAGTAAAAGTAATCCAACTCCAAAAAGTAAAAAACAATATCTTTT